TTTCGCGGCAAGCGAAAAGAGGACCGCCGCCTGCTCCCTCGACTGCGCCGCCGAGTAGAGCTGCGAGTTGGGCCGCGCCTCAGGTCCACACAGGTGCAGGAGTAGCAGAAACGACGCGAGCGCCGTCTTCCCGTTCTTCCGCCCGAAGCTGATGATCGCGCGCCGTGTGGGTGATCCGTAAATCGCCCGAAGCAGATCCTTCTGCCAGGACCGCAATTTCACCGGTTGCCCGACCAGCCTTCCCTCTGGGACCCGGCAGTACGTCTCAATCCATTTGATATTCCGCTCAGCGCGGCTCAGCCTGCCATTTGCCAAGGCTTGAGATCCGTCTGCGCCTTCCTCGCCGCTGTCGCCGCCGCCTGAGGCGTATAACGCGCTTGGTTGGTCAGCCGCAGCTTCGTCGCCTTGTCCGCCAGCGCCTTCGTCTCGCGATCTCGCATCTTCAGCAGCTTGTCATAATCACCCAGGTCATCCGGGCTCATCTGCTTCAACTGCTCCATCGCCTCGATCATCGCCGCCAGCTTCATGGCTGAAACAACGTGCCGGCAGTATTCCTTCAGAAGCTGCTGTAGCGCCGCGGTCTTGAACACGTCGGCCGCTTCGTTCGCGACCGTCCGCTCCCAGATTTCCGTCTGTGCAGCGTTCAGTTCTTCGGGCGCTTTGGGGCGTCCATCGATCGATCCGGCGACAACAGCCAACGACGCTGCTGACCGGCGCCCGCGCTCGGCCATGTCATGCTCCTAGAACTGGGGTGTTACGATTTATGGTTTTTGTGCCCAACGCGCGGTTTCCGAGGTGTTCACCCCAAGTTTTGGAGACCGCCCCCCGACCAAAAAAAACCAAAAATTGAAATAAAATTACGCCATTTTGAAATTTTTGAAAAAAATGTTCTGGCAGAAAAAATTTTTGAAAATTTCTTCCTCGTCGATAAAAATTTTGAAAATCGACCGCCTCGTTGTTTTTGAAATTTTATTACGCGAACGGGATTTTTTATTACGCGATGGTCTGCAATGCTAGACCGGCCATCCGTCAGTTCCAATCGCTACCTTCGGCCTATGCCCGAACTGCTCTGCCGTTCGCTTGTCGTGGCAGTCCTTGCGTGCGTCAGTCCTCGGCCGCGTTGCCACACGTCGCACATGGTAATGGCTTGCTCTTCACCACCTCGAACCGGTCGAAGACCGTCACCCCATGGATGACCTCAAACACACCCTTGATCATGACTGCATCGACGGGAATCGAGGGGTGCTCGACCAGCACCTTGACCACGCGAGCATCACCACTATCGATACTGCCCATCAGGTCGGTGTCTGCAGGCAGGCGCAGCGCTTGCACAATCACCTCGGATGCGATGAGCATGTACGCAACACCCATGCCTAATGCCTCCGCGTCACTTCGGTGACTTCGCCTTGGGTCCAAACCTGCCGCGTGGCTCGGTCATCATCCTGTGCAAGGGCCAACCGTTTCGCATCCTCATCTTCAGCGTGTTGCGAGTGAAGCCCAGCTCTTCCGCCCAATCACAAACGCTCTGCGTCCTGCCCTGCCATGTGATCTTCGGTGAAACCCGCTGGCGAAGGTTAGCCTTCTGCTTAGCCACGCCACGCTTCTGATTACAGATCGGACAAGACGCCACAAGATTGGCGATGTCATTATTAGTCCTGTCGTCGTCCAGATGGTCGACGTGCATTGTCGACCACATCACTTCTATGCCGCACCAATTGCAAGAGAATGGCCCGTCGCCGTGCTCCGCGTGGTAAACGGCTCTATGTTCGTACACCCTAGTGCGCTGGCCAGGTGTGCTGATCGGATGCTGTGGCGAATAAAGCAGCTTATAGCCTTGGCTATGGTCAAGGAGCCGATCTGGGGTCGGCGGCTCCTTCAACTCCAGAGAACCGTTCCGCCTCATCCGGTAATAGTGTTTCTCGCACATCGCGACGCCACTGGATCTTGAAGGATTATCGCATCCTTCAACGTTGCAGACAGCGGTAACGCCTCGTAGGTTTGCGTAAGCCATTTCGCTACTCCAATAGCGGTTTGGTCAGGGCCGAGATGGAGCGCTCCAACGCTCTCTCGGCCCGCATCTTTTACTATTCTTCAGGCCAACCGTCCAAGGAAATCCGTACTTTCTTGCGGTGCCCGAACTGCTCAGCGGTAGCTTGGGCATGGTGTTCATCGCAAAGCGGGCGGCAATTTTCGTCGCTGTCGTCACCACCCTGAGCCAATGGCACGATGTGATCGACCACCGTTGCGATCGTTGTCCTACCCTTGGCCTTGCACATGCGGCACAGCGGCTCGGCGTCTAGCCTGCGCTTGCGCTGCTCTACTGCTCGACGGCCTCGGAGGCGTGGGGTCATGGCTCTTGGCGCACAACCCCAATGCTAGCTCCTTTGCCCAGCACTAAGATGGGCACGTCAGGTATGACCGAAGCGACATGCGCCCGTATGCGCTCGGCCACATCCATAGACAGGTGCTCATCAACATTGACCACAAGCCTGTCGCCGGGCGCAACCGATAGGACGGACATATTCTGGATGAACTCGGCCTCGGTCACCACCTCGGTCCTCCTAGCCCAGAAATGCAAACGCCCACAGCATGAGCCGCGGGCGCAATGAACCAACATCCATTTCTGCACATAGATTCAGTGGTATGTCAAGCACTCCGCTGTGCCGTCAGTCGCTCCACACCAGCGCAGTCTGCCAGCGTGTCCAATGCGCAGGCAAGGCATGCCCAATCGGTGGACATCGGCTTTCGCGCTATAAGCCTGTCGAGCCAGTCGGGGCCTTGGTCTGGGTTGATATCCACGATGAGCTGGTCGAACAGGACGCGCACGGTATGCCCACCATCGCCGGCTATCCTCAGCATGTCGCGCAGCCACAGTTCCTGCCTGCGTTCACGCTCGCTGTCTTCCGCAACCGAGGCGCCGTTGCGATCAGCCAGTGAGCAACGAACCGGGCCATTGGCATAGTGGGCCCAGTAGGCCCGATGGATGGCGCGCCCGGTATCGAGCATCGCCTTGGCATCTTGCCCACTGCCCATGAGCCCACGCTCGAAGCAGCGGCCTATCGCGTCGCTGCCGTTGGTGCCGTAGATCGCCTGCATCTGAGCTGCGCGATCGTTGCCCCGATCTATGCGGGGGATGCCGGCTGTTGAGAGGCGACCCGACTTTGTGCGGGGGCCGGCTTTGCGCTTGCGACCTCGTGCCATAGCTACGTGTTCTCCCCATCGTTGCCCTGGTTGAGGATGGATTGGATCATGGCGGTGAAGCAGTTGCCGGGGCGGTAGTAGGTGACCTCGCCGTCAGACTCGTATGTGGTTGTGCAGGACAGACCGGCCTCGATCATCTCCTCATCGGGCGAGAGGAGGCATTCGAGTACGGCTCGGGCGGCACGCTTTGCCGCCTCTCGTTCTCTCTCAGTAGCGAGATGAAGCGAAATCCGTAGCACCTGCTCGATCTTCTCCAACATCGTCATGCGGGGTCTCCGGGGTTGGGCTTGCCACAGCGGACCCACAGATCCTTGCCGTTGGCTGAAACCGCTACCTCAAGGATTTTCTCTTGCCACCGGCCGCCGCGAGTTATCTGCCAAGGCCCTTCGATGCGCTCAAATCCGGACGCGATCCTGTCTCGATAATCTCGACGAACCTTGAGTATGCGCTTGACGGCATCCCAATTGATGATGCGGCTCATATCCCCCTCACTCCTTCTCGCCGAGTTGCTGTTCGAAGCGGGCGAAGGCTTGGACGAAGATTGACGAGTCCAAACTTCCCTTTCGCATCATCTGGGCGGTCCTCACCTCGGCAGGATACCGCTTCTCGAACAACTCAGCCGCCGCCTCGCGGTGCATTTGCTCAACCCTCAGCACACAACACCTCCTGAACTGCATAGTCCGCAGCGCGCTCGAGCTTCTTCCGGCATGGTGCGATCCAGCGCATCTGCGTCGGCGCCTCTCCATCGATCCACACCAGCCAGGCGTAAGCCGTCGCTGTCGAACCTTCGGGCGCGAGTCGGCCCTTGTGCATCACCACGCGCTCGGTGAACTGCAGGACGAAGGATGGCGGGTTCCTGGAGAACAGCCGTTCGTGCCTTCCCTGGCCCTCAAGGAATGCCGATCGGACAATCACCGCGAACCCCATGGAACTTGTAGCCGCAGCTCGTTCGATGAACTGCTCGGCGAGACGGAACGGGGGATTGGTAATCGTGAAATCGACCATCGCCAGCGGGCCCGGGAACAGATAATCCCTCACCGGAAAGCCCGCGCCATAGTCATGCACATCGCTGGCGCGCACGACCCCGAAATACTCGGTGAGCGGCGCAACCATGTGCCCGCGGTTGGCCGCGGGTTCACGGCACGATAGCAGGGAGAGGCTGTAACCCTTGGCAATCAGGAACTCGCAGAGCGCACGGGTAGCCCAAGGTGGCGTCGGGAAGTCGTCCAGGCTGTCGTGTGCCTCGGTGCGCTGCTGCATCACAGCGGATGATCGGTTCTGGCTCATCGGTGCAACACCTCCTCCACGCTCACCCGGCACTCCTCCTCGGTGAATGCAGCGCACCCGATGCGGTTGAAGATCACGAACCTACGTCCCCCAGTCTCAATCTCTGTGCGGCCTGGGTAATCGATAGCTGAGGGAATGATGGTGAGGGTCATTTGCTGGGCTGCCATGTCCGGATGTCCCACTCGCTCTCGCCCCAACTCCACGGCTCCCACCGCCATAGTTTCGGGCTCGTCGATCGCCGGATCTCGCCGTTTCTGAACCTTATGTCGCATGTCTCTATCTCCGGCCTTTCGCCTTCGTTCTTCACGCCATCAGCTCGTTGATGCGGCTCACTCGATGATCGAACTTGACCGTCGCGACACCACACTGTCCGGGTAGCCCCATCCTCACCTTGACCACGGCGAGAGATGCCTCGTTCTTCGCCTTGTCGGGGCGATGATAGACGAGGCCGTAATCTGCCTTGTTCGACCAGTTCGCGCTGTCCGAAACATCGTAGAGGCTGGGGATCTGGTTCGTGCCCTTCTGCGGCTTCGTCGGGTGAGCGATGATCCAGAAAGCCACGTTGTACCGCCGGCAGAATGCCTTCACCTTGCGGATCGCGCGGCCGACATATTCGGTCGTCGTCTCGTCGCGGTTGCGCTTGTGCTCAAGCTCGTTCCATGGATCGAGGACGATCAGCTTTGCGCCATCACGGATCACCGACACACGTGCCGTCTCGAGGAACGTGTCGATGTCGAACTCCATGTCCTCATCGAGCGCGTTGCTCATGATCTTCACGCACCGCTCGATCTGACCGTAAGCAGCCTGGCGGTTCGGGTGGCCCATGAAATCGTTGTTGCTGCATCCCAGAAGCGCCTTCGCGATGCCATCACGCAGGATCGGCTTCGGGGCTGTCTCGAAACTCGCGACACAGCATGGAACGCTGCGATCGACGGCGTGGGCAAGGATCGTGTTGACCACCGTCGACTTGCCCATGTTGGCATAGCCGGTGAAAACCGTGAGCGTCCCAAGGACGATCTCCATCTTGTCGTCGAGGCAGGAAATCCCAGTGCTCATACCGCGAACCGGTGGCGCATCGGGGAAGTCCTCCATGCTATAGAGTCCCTTGACCGGGAACGGCTTTGCCCCATCGATCGTGCGGACCACCGCCTGCAAACCGCCAGCAAGAAAAGTCTCGTTGAGATCCTTGCACCCGGCTGGATAGGTCACGAACCGGCACCGCTCCGGGCCGAGAATGGCCGCCAGATCGTGAGCGAGCGTCAGGCCAGGCCCATCGCCATCGGTCGCCAGCACGAACTGCTTGACCCTCTCCAGATCATCCTGGCTCTCCCAGAGGAACGCGTACCTGTGGCTGTTGATGGGATCGTCTATGCGATCCGCCGGCGCGCCGTTCGGCACCGAAACGCTGGCGGCGAACCCGCACTGCATCGCAATCAGCGCGTCGAATTCGCCCTCAGCGATGATAACCGATGCCCCGTTGTCCACGACGTGCGGCGACTTCAAGGCTTCTGCGTTCCACAGGCAGAGCTTCCCGCCCTTGTCCATCTCGTGCTGCTTTTCCGATGTGAGCCGGAACTTGCGGTTCACCACTCGCCCGTCGAGCTGGTAGGGGAACACAAGCCAGTTTCCCCGCGAATCGCTGCGGGTCGAGACGCCCATCCGTACCGCAATATCGGATTGGATTCCGCGCCGTTCGAGCCATTCGCGGTGCCTCGGATGAAGCGTTGGACCCTTTGAATCCGCATCCAGGGTTGTGGCAGAACCAGACATATCCGTCGTCCTTTTGCGTGACCGAAAGGCAAGGCTCGGTCTTTTTTCTGCGGGTGTGGCTGCACTCGGGGCAGATCTGCTTACCGGGCTTCCGAGGTC